GTTTACCTCGTCGTCGAAAATCTAGCAGACCCCCCTATGGGGGCAGGGTTTTGTTGACACTGCTCCGCCACCGTCTTGCGGCTGTGGCACGACGCACAGAGGCACTGCCCGTTCGCGATGTCGTACCGCAAGTCAGGACGAACGACGACCGCGATGATGTGGTCCGCGTGGGCTTCACGCCGCTTGGCACACACGCGGCCACACGCACGGCACTGCCAGTTGTCACGCTCAAGCACGGCCAGCCGCCACGCCTTGTGTTGCGGTGAGCAGTACCCGCGTTGGTGTGCGTTCGGCCCGGCAGCACGTCGCACGATCTTGTAGTTCGCCCGTGCCGCCCGCAGCATCTCGACGCGTTGTGGCATCAGACCTCCACCCAATCGCACGTCGCTTCGTCGAGCACCCAGCCCGGGCCGGGACATGGTTGAGCTTCCTTCTGGTTTTTACCGACGACGTTGCCAGCCTCGTCGCGCACTTCCCACGCGTGCATGCCGTTGATCACGCCTAGGTAGGTAGTGGTCATGAAATCCGCCCGTAGAGAGTGAAATTCCCAAGCGAGACACTTGTTGCCGAGGTTGGAATTTCCGACAGGCCCGTGACAGCACCGGCAGCCATCGGCGGCAACCGCATGTAGATTCCAGCCGTGACCGTGCCAGCCTGCCATGATCCGGGTGTGGTGCCAACGATCAACAGTCCTACAGCGTATCGAGTCCCGCCAACGATGTTGTAGGAAGCAGGGTAGCCGCCAGCGGTAGCAAACGTGCGAGAATAGATTGTATTTGCCACGTTGCCGATTGTGGTGTCGCTCGCGGTGCGTGCGACCATCGTGATTGACGGAGACGTCGCCGTAACAGAGTCGGTGATTGTCTCCGAAACGGTGAAGAGAGCGAACCGACATAACGAAAGCGATGCCGTTGCCGTTGCAGCGTTGACGAACGTAAGCGTGGTTGCCGTGATTGAATACGGAGCCGTGAAAAACGCCAACGCCAACATACCGCTGGTGGCATTTGTCAGGCCGATGGTGCCATGCCCTCGCGGCAGCCAGTCAATCGCGGTGGCAGGGGCTTGCATCGCCCACCGCAGATTCTCATTCCGAGTGACGCTGCTACTCAACCTCGCGTCAGGCAGCGTGCCCGCGCTGATGTCAGAGGCCGATGGCACGAAGTACCCAAGGCTGTTCCACGCCGTCGAGCCGTCGCCGATCTTCATGCGGCCTGTGTCCGTCTCGATACCGAACTCGCCAGCGGCAAGCACGGGATTCGTTGCAGCGATGGCCGATGCCGTCTGTCGCTTGTGCTTCAGGGTAATCATGCTGCGGACACGCTCACGTTGCTGAAGTATTGCTGGCTCTCGTCTCCGCTCGCAGTTATTCTCAAAACGTCGCCGGAGATGACAGAGACAGCTACGCCAGAGGCGTTTCCGCTGCTTACTCCCGTCGCCTGTGTTGTCGTCGAGCCGCTTCTTGTCCGCGTGATCGACCAGTTTTGCCCGCCCGCATCGTCATCGCTGTAATTAAATGAAAATGTGACCGTAGCCGTTGCACTGGCGGTCCAGCTGTAGTGGCTTAGGCCATCAGCTTGAGAAAGGTTCGATCCCGCCGCTCGCGTGAACGGGCTGCCCGTCGTACCCGAGCCGGTGAATGTGCTTGTCCCGTTGTCTCTCGTGATGCTGATGAGCGATGCTACCGGCACCGTCAACGCTGCTGCGTTGCTCGTCACGCTTGTCGCACCAGTAGCCGACACAACTACTCGATAGTTGTCCGCATTGTTAGAGCCGTTCGTCAGGCCAGTGAGCGAGAGCGTCGCACTCGTCGCACCGGAGATGGAGGAGTACGCTCCGGCTCCGAGAGCCTGTCGCTGCCATTGGTATGTGAGCGATCCAGCCGAGACAGTCGCCGTGACAGAGAACGTCGCGGCTCCGCTGCTTGCGGTCTGAGCAGAAGGCTGCGCCGTGATGGTGATCGTTGCAGGGGCATCAAATTCACCGCAGTCAATGGTCACGCCGTCGATAGTGCCGCCCGTGATGTTGACGTTGCTCGCGGCCTGAGTCGCCATCGTGCCGAGCCCGAGGTTCGTCCTCGCCGTAGACGCACTCACCAGGTCGCTCAAGTTGCTAGCCTTCGCCAACTTTCCGCCGATGCTCGTCGTGATCGTCGTCGAGAACGAGGCGTCGTTGCCGAGTGCCGTCGCAAGCTCGTTCAAAGTATTCAGCGCATCCGGTGCGCTGGCTACGAGGTTCGACACGGCAGTCATCACGAACGAGGTGTTCGCAATTTTCGTGGAGGAGTCTCCCGCTGCGACATTCGGCGAAGTAGGCGAACCAGTCAGCGTCGGCGATGCAAGCGGAGCGTAGGTGCTTGCCGCCGTAGCCGAAGACAGGTACGTGCTGCTGGCAGTCGAGATGGTCAAGTACGTCGACGCTGCATCTGTTTTCAGAAGGTAGTTGGCAAGCTGGCCGGATACGTCAACCGAAGCCACGGCAGTCTTGACGAACGCTGTAGTAGCGATCTGAGTGGTGTCGGTTCCAGCCGCTGCGGTCGGAGCCAGCGGCACGCCGGTGAAAGTAGGCGATGCCTTGGTGGCGTATGCCCCCGGCCCGCCGATGGCGACGACGGTCGCCGAGCCGCCGATACCAACGCCGATATGGAGCACGCCGTCGACCTCGCTGTATGCGAGCTCGCTCTGAGCCAATGAAACGGGCGCGCCGGATGCGCCGCCGAGTGACCGCCTCTTAATTCGGACGATATTAGCCATGACTGCTCCTAGAAGTTGCCGCCGTCTGTGATGGATGTTTCTGGCGTGTTCCGCCACCTACTACTTGAGTACCGAAGCACGTCGCCGTCAGCCACCGTTGACAATTGAACGTCTGTCATTTCGCTCAGGCGTACGACAGTCACGCCCGGCGGGCCTTGTGGGCCAACCGGCCCCTGCGGGCCTACGCCTCCGCCAACGATTGCCGTGATGAGCGACGATCCGACGGTCGCCGAGATTCTGTCGGCTGACACGCTGGCCGTGATCGGTTGAGACGTGACGTTTGCCGTGATGCTCATGGAGCCACCTCCACGGTTCCATTGAGTGCGGCCCTCTGCAAACCGCCCGGGGCGATCCAATCGACTCGCCATCCGTATGTGCCAGCGGCCAACGACGCTGTCTGCGAGTCTGTGAGGCTGACAGAAACCAACGCCGCTGCCGCGTCGGTGATGCTGGTCGTGATTGGCGACACCGTCGCACCAGTCACCAAACTCCGGATCGTGCTCGACACTGTGTATCCGACCAACGACACCCCTCCGAAGTCGATGACCGTGGAGAAATCGTCGCCGCGTTTGAATGCAAGGTTCATCGTGCCGGGGAGCTGCGTGAAAGTCGTGCTCATTTGGCGGCTCCTGCTTTGCACTTGCACGATGAGGGGCACGGGCACGCCGTCCGATGCCCGTCGCCATGAACAATGTACCCACGACCGCCACACTCAGAGCAGCACGCGGGTGATGGCTTGGGAGGTTCTGGTGTGGGCTTCGGAGCCCGTTCCGGTGCCGTTGTGGCGTATGCAGCCGAGACAGCCGCCGAGGCTCTAGGTGCCTCGCTGTCGATCTGTGCGGGGTCGGCAGACAGAGCCGCGAGTACGGATAGCATCCATTGCCACATGCGTCACCACCCTTGCCCGTGGTTGAGAATCCTATGCCCGTCAGCGTCGACGCGAGCGTGTACCACATACGCCTGCTCGGCGGGCGGTTGCTCTGCGAACATCATCGCCCACAACCCAAGCCTCGCGAGACGTTGAACGAACCGCAGCACGGGCCGGGATGGCTCAGGCTTCACCGGGCTGTAGTCAGACGTCGCTGCCCACCACGTAAGCATGACCGCCACCAGGGCGACGACGACGGCGGATTGAATCTCTCGTTTGGTCATCGGTCAACGCTCCACAGCGAGTAGAGGAACATCACGACGCATGCACCAATCACGCTGCCGATGAGCCCTGCGGGAGCGTCGCCGAACGGCAGACCGCCCGCGAGTGATCCGATGATGCCGAGGCCGATAGTCGGCACCCAGCCTTCCGGGCACCGCCCCGGCATCAGCCACTTGGCAATGCCACCAGCAACCGCACCGAATACGAGCCAAACGACGAGCGACATGCGGAACTCCTAGAGGCCGAGGTGGTAGGTGTCAGCGATGAGACGAGCGGGCGACGAAGTGCGAGCCTCAGGCGGTGCGGGTTGTAGCCATCCGCCGTGATCGAGGTTGCGGTACTTGAAGTCCACGCCTGAGATGCTGAACGAGTCTTGCCCTGAAAGCATGGCGTCAACCGTTTCTCTAGAAACCCAAAAAGAGCCGTCCGGTTGGTCCGATGGCCACTTCGGTCCTGCATTGAATACGCCCCAGCTGTTCATGCACAAAAGCCCGTCACGCTTGCCTTCGTTCTTCGCGTAACGAACCGCGATGAAACACATACAGTGGGCCCAGCTGCCAGACCTCGGCGCGAATCCATCGGCGTCACGCTGCGAGGAAAAACCAACACCACTGCACACTGGCACGCAGTACCCGCTCTCAATGCTTGCGGCCGCTTCGTCAAAATTTCTGACGAGTGCGACGTGCGTCGCCGTGTTTTTGTTGGCGAGCTTCGCGAGCGACATACCAGCTTGACCTCCACCGCAAAGGAGGTTGCCCCATTCTTTCGCGCGGCTCGGGTTGTATGTCGTCAAGTCAGCACCGGGGTACTGCTGGCGGAACAAGATGCCGCCGACCGTGTTGTCTTTGCACTTCCCAGCGACCCAGCGAGCAGCTGCACCGCCATAGCTTCCGTCGCTGTAGCCTGCCTGAGTGACTGGCGGGAGACGACCGGCGGTGCGTGAACCGGAGTAGAGCGGTTCGGTCGCGACGAGCTTCGGAGGCTCTGGCAATTCGCCTTCAGCCCAATCCACGCACTGCCCGACATAACTTCCCATGCCCCAGCCAAACGAGACGCAGTCTCCGATCCCCTGCCGCCACGGTCCGAATGGCTTGCCGTAGACTTGGCGATGAGCACGGTCTGCGAAGCGATAGAGGAACGTGTCCTGCCCCTTGGCATTTTGAATCACGTCCTTGGCGGCGTCAGAGAAAAGCGGTCGGTCGAGTTCGGCAAGGAACTGCCGCGTGCCGATAGGGTCTGGAACGTAGCCGAACTGCCCCTCGACCCGTGCGACTACCTTGTTCGTTGCTCTCTCGACGAGTGCCCCGAGGATCGCCATCACGACTACGAACGCGACGGCACCGACCGACCATTGATTATTTCGCGACATTGGCAGCAGCCCTCGCAAGGTCACGCAAAGCAGCCACCCACGCCGCCCGGCTTTCGGGAGTCACGGGCCCGCCAGACGAACCCACAGCGTCGTCGAGAAACTTGTGCACTTCGTCCCGCACTTGTGGCTGCCGAGCACCGATGGACTCGCCTTTGCAACGCATCTCGCGGGCGGCGATCCTCAACTCGTCGAACGCTACACCTGTCTTGAGTCTCTGGTCGTGCTGCCCGTCGTACTCAATGCACGCCGCCAGCTCGTCGCACAGAGCCGAAAACGTAGCGGCGTCGGAGGCAGCATTCGGGCCGATGAACTTGCCTCGTAGCGTGAACGCATCTGGCGGAGTTGGCACGGGTTGCGGTGTCGGCGTCGCCTTGGTCGGAACGAACGCAATCGCAGCAGCCACTAGCAGAGCAACCGCCGCGAGGTGCTTGCCGTCGATGCTTGGTTTGCTTGCTGTGGCGTACCACGCCTTTGCTCGCTCGGTGATTTGCTGACCGGCAAGAGCGTAGACGGCAAACGCCAGAAGGATCGCTGTTATCATTTTGCTCGCACCAATGGGAGAATTGTTTCAATGGTTCCGGCGGCGATAGCCACGACCAACGCCCGAGCCGGTGGCCGCACGATAAACCAGAACGGATACACGCTCATCGGCACGCACGCGACCGCCAGCGAATCGAACAGCACGCCAACGGACTCAAGCACGATGTCTCGTTTCTGTGGTCCGGTGAGTGTCTGCACCGCGTCAAGCATCTCGACCGCCAACCGGACGAGCGACGCCACCAACGACCCGAACTCAGCCCACGTCAGCCCGTCACGGGCTTGCTCGCGTGCGTCGTCAAGGAATCGCTGTGCCGCGACGATGAACGCCGGGAGCGTGTTTTCGGATGACACCATCGGGGACCCTCGTTGAGCAGCACGACTCATTTGGATTCTGGCGGATCGCCCGGGCTGTCTGGCAGAGGCCAGACAATCACGTCGAGCAGCCATTGATAGACCTCCTGCCAGCAGTCGTCGGCCTCCTGCAAGCTTTCCCTGCGGTCGAGCAGGAACGGCTGCGTGAACACTTCCTCTCGCCCGTCGACGATTTTCCCGTCAACGTCTTGCAAGGTGAGGTAGACGTATCGCCGCCCGTACTCGACGACGATCCGTCTTTCGATGCCGTCTGGCCGCTGCTTACTCATCGGAGAACCCCTCCAACGCCTCGCGGGCGTCGTTCGTCAGTTCAATCCGTTTCAGTACGAACTGCCGAGCCTTGATGACCTGTCGCTCGCCTCGCGTTCGGTCGTCCCATCGGCTCTGTATCTCTAGGCACGCCTTGCGTATCTCGCCGGGAGTCGGGTCACGGGCCTCGCCTTTCGCTGGCTTGAATCTCAGCCGCCTGTCGTTTCGCAGGGGTAGGTTCCAGACGTCGCGGAGCCTCAGCACTTGATCCTTCGTAATCGTCCAGCGACTGCAGAGGTCGGCAATTGGCATGTGCGTAGCCCAGTCGGCAGCGAACGACTCAACGCTGATGGTTGCGGTGACGCCTGCCACAGGTTCACTCCATCCATGACATGACTGTGCGCATCGACGGGTCGAGATACATCCGCCGTCCTGTCCTTTCAGCAATGCTCGCATGAAACGTCACATGCTCGCAGTCGGCCCCGTCATACGTTCCGGCGAGATATGCCTGCGTTTCGTAAATTGCCAGCCCGCCGAACGCAGAGCAGACGGGGATCGGCGGCGAGCCGACTGCTGGCAGCCAACTATGTTTCCAGCCTCCAACGCCAGCGGTGTAATCATCCCACGACGAGTTGAGCCTGAGTGCCCACGCGTCGTACTGCACCCACCCCGGCCGCGCGACAGGTTTCTGATCTTCACCCATGCCTAGTTGCGGATACTGAGCCAGAGACACGCTTGCCATTCCGTAGGCATCTGTCATGGTCGATAGCAAGCCAACGCCGTGCATAACGCCCGCGTGGCTCCATCCTCCCCACGCATCCCAATCGATGACGAGCGTGTACGTGGAGTCAGCACAGTGTCGCCGCACCCACTCTTGACACGCCGTACGGTACTCGGCCAGGGCAATCGTTCGCGGGCCAGCGAATTCTGCTGAGAACTGCTGCCGGTCGAGCGTCTGTGCATGAAACGTCGCCTGAGGATTAGCACCGCAGAATCTTTTCAACACCGCTTCCGTATCGTCGGTGTTGTCATTCGTCTCAACGTGCAGCCGCCACGAGCGACAGTCTCCGACAAGCTGCAAGAGCCGCCAGAGATTAGCGTCAAGCCTCGGCCCACAGTTGCGAGCCAGCCCGACGATAGCCACGTCGGCATCGGCCCATGCCTCGACGCCGATTGAATACACCCGAGCGAAATCCGTTGCGAAATGGTCAATCGGATAGATGAGGCGTTCAGGCACCAGATGCGATTTTGGCGAGCTTGGCAATGATGCTGAGTCTGTCATCGTATTGCGTCACGTGGACAAAGTAAGGTCTGTCTGGCTTGTTCATGTCGCCAGGATGGTGGTTCCAGACCGGCGGCAGAAACGTCGTCTGCTCGTAGAGTCTGGTGGGGCTGTCAAGTTTTCCGTGCGGGCCGGGCTCGACCACGTAGCCCATCAGTCGCATGATCGCCGCCTGCTCCCACCACGGGTGGTGGACAAAGTCGGAACCGTCAGACCACGCCTGCCCAAGCATCGGCTGCATATCCTGCGTCGCCACCCACACGCCAGAGTTTGGGACGCGGCCGCACTCTGTCAGATGCTCGACCAACGCCTGTCGCGTGCCCGGCTGCAACTCAGCGATGATGTCTGCCCCAGGCCATACAATCACGACGTCGATGTCAAGCCACGCCACTACGTCATACGTGTTGAGGGCCGCGTACATCGCTGGCAACTTTTGCCACGCCGCAGGCCGATCGCCATCGAGCTTCACGAACCGAAAGTCGTGGCCGTGGCGGTCGGCATATGCCTGCATGAGCGGAGCCGTATGCTCCGCCATCGCGGCATGTGTGTCGCCGTCCCAGCCGGTGATGATTAGAGACTTCATGCAGTATCCCTACCCGCACCGGCCCGCCGCCATAAAGACGGCGGGCCGGGTTGGGGGCTCTGACCAAATGTGTCAAAGTCGGTTGCTCAGTCGGCATACCGAAGCACGGCGTACCACC